GGCCAAGGGTGCGCGTGTTTCGCCGGAAAGCAAAATAACAAGAACCCCAACGCTAAAGGAAAGCATTATTGATGCGCCGTTTGAGCCGTCATTTGAAATACCAAAAGCAGAGGTTCCACAGCCACAACCAGTAAAGCCCGCGCCTGTTGATCAGGCCGAGGTTGACGCTCGGCTTGCAGCTAGAGAGCAAGAGCTAGGCGCACCGCGTGAGGTGCCTTCACCATCTAAAGCACAAAAAGCCGCTGGCCTTGTTAAAGGGCCGGTGAATACGCGCTTTTACGATAACGACGGCTTGGCGGCTACAGTGCAAGCAGCGGCCAAAGCGGCTGATGCTGGCGAGGTTGCCGCGTCAAAGCCAATGACAATCAAAGAAATTTATGATCGTGCAGAAAGCGCTGGCATTCCAAAAGAGAATTTGGACTTGGTGTTTTCTGGTCAGGACATTAGCAGCAACGTTGGGGGCAATGAGCTTGCGCAACGTATGGCTGGCCTGATGGTTTTGCATGACGTTAGCGCAGGCAAGGTTGATGATCTAATGCGTATGGCCGGGCGCGGCGAATTAGATGACGTTGGGAAACTGGAACTGCGTGAGGCTATGGCGCAGCACAACATGATCCTCGATCAGCTATCAGGCGCAAAGACTGACGTTGCTAGAGCAATGAACGTGTTTAAGGGTGCGCGTGATCGCGGCGACAGCTTGAGCATTAAAGAGGTTCGTGACGCGCTTGACAATCTTGGCGGCGATGATCAATTGCGGATGCTGGCAGAAACGTACAACAACACCAACAGCCCGGCAGCCAGAAACGCTTTGTTAAAAAACAGCGTCAGCCGCAAGTCCTATGAGGCTATTGTCTATATGGCTCAATCGGTCATGCTGAACGACCCAACGACCCATATGTATAATGCCGCCGGTAACGCGCTAAATTTATTTATGGACGTTCCTGAGCGCGCCTTGTCTGTGCCGATTGGTATGTTGCGCCAGCGCCTCGCAAAAACATTTGGATATAAGACAGACCCAGATCGTTATTATGGGGCTGACCTTTATGCGCGGGTGTCAGGTTTTAGAAATGGCATGATTGATGGCTGGTCTATGATGGGCGCAAAACTGTTAGAGGGTGGTGCCGCCAAAGACGCACCGACAGACCCGCTGACGACAAAGTTTTGGGCTGGCGCAAATTACAAAATACCGTTTACAAAACAAATACGCGAGTTTCCTGATTTATCAGACAACGTGCTTGGCAAAGTTCTCAACAGTATGGGTCTTGTTTACTCTGTGCCGTTTCGCGCACTGGGCGCTGCCGATGAGTTTTTTGCTGGCACGGCGCAACGTATGCAATTGCACGAAGAGGCTGCCCGGCTAGGCGGCAGAATTTACGACACAACATTACAAGAAATGATTGACGCAGGGGCAGAGCCAAAGACAGCAGCGGCACAGGCTATGTCAGTTGCACAACGTGCTGTGCAAAAGCTGCTGACAGAGCGCCCGGCAGATATTGAGATGAGCATCAATGCGTGGCGCAAACAAGTCACGCTGCAAGATGATTTAAACAGAGAGGCACCATTCTCCGGCATTTACTCTGGTGCATCAAAGCTGATGAATAAATGGTATGTAAAGCCATTGGTGCCGTTCTCAAAGACGCTAACAAACATTGCAATTGAAAGCAGCGCAAGGGCTGGCCCACTTGCGTTTGTGTCGCCGCGCTTTTATAGCGAAATGCAAAAGGGTGGCAGAGGCAAAGACCTTGCTATCAGTCGATTAACTCTTGGCGGCAGTATGCTTTACGCTGGCTATCTTATGGCTGGTGACGGCACCACAACAGGCGCAGGCCCGGCTGACACAGACCAGCGCCGAGCTTTGCAGTCACGCGGCTGGCAGCCATTCTCTTTTGTTATTGGCAAGGATCAAATTACATCTCAGAACGTGCAGCAATTGCGTGACATTCTTGGCGCTGAAAACGTGACAGAAGGCACAGGCCAAGACTTTGAAGGCAATATCTATATTTCTATGAAACGCCTTGAGCCTGCAAATATGCCGCTGCTTTTGGGTGCCGCATACGCCGACGCTATGCGCTATCACGAGTACGATGAAGATGGGTCGTTCCAACAAGCTGCGTTTGATGCAAGTGTTGCTGCTATGGCTGAATATTCAACATCAATACCGGCGATGCAAACCTTTGCAAAGATAATGCGGATTGCCAACCAGCGTCAGACTGATGGCGGTGATAGGCTTGTTGCTATGTTTAATCAAATCTCGCAGCAATATGGCAGCTTCCTTATTTCTGGAACGCCTGTCCTTGGCTTTACAAACAGCACACTAACGTCACGCATTGAACGTGCAATAGACCCGGCTGTTAGCAATGTTGGCGTCGGCGAGGATTTCCCTGATGCCCTTGTTGGTTTGGGTGAGGCTTACAACAGGTGGCGCTCACGCATTCCAGTATATTCAAAGGATGTGCCTATCAAGCTAGATGATTATGGCGACCCTATTGGCATGACAAATGCCCCAGCTTGGCAGCCATTGTCTATGACGTTTGGTGAGCATGATGAAACCAAAGAGTTTCTCGACGCAATCCATCACGCAATCCCACCGGCACAAAGAAAATTTGACGGCATCAAAATACCGCCAGAGATTGAGGCTCGGTATAAGACCCTTTACGCAAAAGAGATTGTCATTGATGGCATGACGATGAAAGAAAACATCAACGCCACAATGAGCGAAATGATGGATGATGCTGAGTTTTCTCAGACAGAGCTTTCTATTGGCGATATGCGTTCAATGGTCAATAACATTGTAGGCCAGTATCGCAAGATTGCGCAGATCAGAATGTTTGGCGCTAGGTCTGAAAATGAAGCTGACCCTCGCCTGTTTGAATATGCTCTGGTTCCAGAAGATTTGTCAGAGTATGGTCTGTTCGGCTCAGAAATTGAGTTTCCAGAATTTGCAGAAAAGCTGGCAAAGCAAAAGAACAAGCGCCGTTTTCCAAAATTGACAGCGCCAGATAACGCAGAAAAACCGTCCTTATCAGGGATGATAAAATGATGTATAATCTCAGCAATCATGTGAGGCACCAAAATGGCTGATTACAATATTAACGCAATTACGCGCCGCGTCGTGTTCACCGGGTCAGCCGGGCTTGGGCCGTATGCGTTTTCGTTTGAGATTTTAGATCAGGACGATTTGGCCGTTTACTTTAACGCGACCAGCCTGACGATCACCACAGATTACACTGTGACAATCAATGCCAATGGTACTGGCAGCGTTAACATTGTGACTGGCGGTAGCGTACCGTCAACGCCGACAGCCTCAGATCAGATTGTTATTGTTGGAGCGCGTGACATTGAGCGCGTCACAGACTTTGTGACAGCCGGTGACTTGCTTGCATCGAGCCTCAATGAGCAACTTGACGCGCTGACAATCTTTGATCAGCAAGTGGCAGAGGAAAACAAGCGCGGCCTACGCGCCCCAGTCTATGACCCTGCACTGGTTGAGGATGGCGGCGTTGTTGACATGACTTTGCCAGCCAAGGCTGACCGGGCTGGTCGCTTCCTTGCCTTTGATGGCAATGGTAATCCAACAGCCACAACAAACGTGGGCGACTTTAAGGGCGATTGGGCTGCGTCAACTGTTTATCGTATTGGCGACCTTGTAAGAGACACAACAGACGACAGCATTTACCGCGTCAATACAGACCACACATCAAGCGGGTCTTTGCCATTAAACACAAACACAAACGCAGCTTATTATGATTTGTTTGTTGATTTGTCTGACATCAATGCGTCTGAGGCTGCGGCTGCGGCAAGCGCCTCGGCGGCGGCTAGTTCTGCATCAGCCGCAAGCACAAGTGAAACTAACGCCGCAGCAAGCGCGTCAACGGCTTCAACACAAGCAACGAATGCAGCAAGTTCTGCCACATCTAGCGCCAGTTCGGCAACAGCAGCACAAACCGCGCAAGCCGCAGCAGAGGCGGCATTAGACACATTTGATGATCGTTTTCTTGGTGCAAAGGCCAGCGACCCAAGTGTAGATAATGACGGCAACGCATTACAAGACGGCGCAATATATTACGATACTACCAACGAGATTATGAAGGTCTATGATCTGACCAATACAATTTGGCGCAATCTTGCGCTGACAGGCACAGATCAAACTAATGTAAACCTTGTTGCGGGTCAGATTAGCCCAACCAATAACATTGCTACTGTTGCTGGTATTTCTGCTGACATTACAACCACAGCAACTAATAACGCTAACATTACAACCGTGGCTACTGACATTGCTAACGTAAACCTTGTCGGCGCAGACATTGCCAACGTCAACACTGTTGCCACTAACCTGACAGACATCAATGCCTTTGCTGATACTTACTTCATCTCAGCAACAGCACCATCATCACCTACTCTTGGCGATTTATGGTTTGATACAACTAATGACGTTATGAAGGTGTACGGTTCTGGCGGCTTTGTGAACGCCGGTTCATCAGTCAATGGTACATCTAATCGCTACAATTATGTGGTAGGCACAGCATCTGGCACATACACAGGAAGCACCACAGTATTCCCTGCAACTTATGATGCTGGGTATGTGGATGTTTATTTGAATGGTGCAAAGCTGACTGTTACTAGTGATTTTACAGCTACTAACGGTACAGACGTAACTCTTGCTACTGCTGCTACAACAAGCGATGTTGTTGATATTGTAGCCTACGGCACGTTTACTGCTGCTACTGCCTTGTCATTAGGTGACAATGAGAAGATACAGCTAGGTGCTTCTCAGGACTTGCAGATTTATCACGATGGTGGTTCATCTTGGGTTTCTGATGTAGGTGCTGGTAATTTAAAACTTTCATCAGATGGTGCTGGTGTGTTTTTGCAAAAAGGCGCAACAGAGTTTATGGGTGAGTTTCTTACCGATGGTGCTGTTCGGCTTTACTACGACAACGCAGCCAAGTTTGCCACCACCGCCACAGGCGTGGATGTCACTGGCACTGTGACGGCTGATGTAACAAGAACCTCTGGGGCTAACACTAACGCTTTTGTTTTATCAGATAATGTTACTGGCGCACAAACAAGCGGTTTTGGAACACGGATTGTAGGCCTGTCAAATAATGGTAGTGCAGAATCTGCCATTGGGTTTGAGGCTTTTGGAGGCACAAACAACGACACTGGTTTGGGGTTTTATACACAAGCGGCTGCTGGTGGCTTAACCCGTCAGATGACCATAAACTCCATCGGCAACGTGGGCATTGGTAGCCAAACCCCTTCGTTTAGGCTTGCAGTAGAAGACGGCACCGCCGCAACTCGCGTCAATGTTAGAAATACAGCTAATGCTGCGGCTGGTTCCGGCATTTACTTCCAAGTGCTAAATGGTGCAAGCACGGTAGGGCAAGGAACTATTGCAACACAAAGCAATGGCGATATGGCTATTTTCACTGGTACATCGTCTGGCGCAGAACGTATGCGTATTTTAGCGTCAGGCGGCCTCACATTCAACGGCGACACCGCTGCGGCTAATGCTCTGGATGACTATGAGGAGGGGACTTGGACGGTCAATGTCTATAAAAATGGAAGCGCATTAGCCGTTCAGAATAGGTCTGGATATTATATAAAGATTGGTAATTTAGTCTATGTGGCTTTTTATTGGTATAATAATTCTGGCTTAACAACTAGTGGCAGTACTGAATATACAATACAAGGGATACCATTTACTTTGAAATATGGAAGTGGTGAGGGTCTTCAATTTATTCCAGCAGGGTATGTGTATATTCAATCAAATAGAGCCAACACTGACCCAATGTATAGATGGCAAGTTAATTCAGCAAACGCACTGCACCTTTATGGTGTAAATGCAACAACTAACGTTTCAGGCGGAGTTTTAGAATTTAGCGGAACAGGTGTACTAAGAGTAGCATAACCTGATTGGACATCAGGTCGGACAGTCCATCCATAGGAGATAAAAATGGCACTAACAGAAGAAATAGTACAAGACAAAATCGAGATTGTAGGCGACTACAAGCACGTCCAAGTACGCACCGCAACAGTCATCAAGCGTGATGGCGTTGAAATTAGCCGTAGCTTTCACAGGCACGTTGTAGCACCTGACATTTCGGCTACTGACCTAGCTAATGAAAGCACAGAGGTGCAAGCTATCTGTGCAGCGGTACATACACAGGCTGTGAAAGATGCCTATGCAGCACATCTAGCGGCACAAGCTGCTGCGATGGCTCCGTCTGAAGAAACTCCGGCTGAAGGGGAATAGTAAATGACTAGAGCAAGAGAACTTGCAGACCAGCATAAGACCCTTGATGTAGACGGCGGCACAATCAAGCTGGATGGGAATTATCCTACTGGTACAGGCAACGTGGCGTTGGGTGATGCTGCGCTTGATGATGGTAGCTTGTCGGGGAACCAGAACACGGCTGTTGGTTCAAGTGCGTTGAGTGCTAATACTACAGCAAGCAACAACACGGCTGTTGGTTGGTCTGCGGGACTTAATATTACTTCTGGCACTGCAAATACAGCCGTTGGTCGTGCCACAATGTCTAATACAACAACAGGGTCGTATAATACGGTCTTAGGTATGGACGCACTGCAAACAAACACCACAGGCTCTAATAATACTGCTATTGGTTATCTTTCTTTACTCAACAACACCACCGCCAGCGAAAACACGGCTGTTGGGTATCAGGCAGGCTACGCAAACACTACTGGCACTCCAAATGCTGCCTTTGGCTATCGTTCACAATACTTAAACACCACAGGCAATTATAATTCATCTTTTGGTGCGGCATCTTTAAGAACAAACACA